TTTCTCCAGCGCTTCCTTCGTGCCTTTGATCTCGCCTTTGTCGTTGACCTTGATAGCATCATCCGGGATTAGCGTCAAGGCTACGTCAACGTCCACAAGACCCATTTCAGTGCCGATTTTCGACACATCGGCGGATACTTGCATCTTGACAACCTTTGCTTCCGCTTCGTCAATGCGCTTCTGCACATCGGGCGGGAGCTTTGCTGCTCTTTCTTTCAGCTTTTCCTCGATGTACGCCGTTAATTGCTCCTCCGTCATTCCGTTCTGCTCTGCCATGCTTCGGGTTATGCCAGTGGTTTTTTTCGCTGCTTCTTTTTCCCGGAGCCTTATTGTTTCGTCAACTATTTTGGCGATATCGTCAGCACTCGGGGTTTGCGCTGTGTTCTGCGCAGTCTGCGTATTCTGCGCGGGTTTCGCCGCAGGTTCTTGATTGTTCTGGTTTGCGTTCTGATTCGCTTCCTGCGCATTCGCAGTGTTGTTATCATCTGCCATGATATACCTCCCGTTTTACGCCCGTCGGCAATTCCGCTTTCGCGTTGTTTCCCGTTTTACGCCCGTCGGCAATGTGAAAAGCGTTATTCGCTTTGCACGTTCTTTTCAACAATCGTCGTTTCGCATGGGATTGTCCGCCATATGAACCCACGACCGGCTGCCGTCATAGCAATCTTGTTGAGTTCAAGCAGCTGCTCTTTGGTTTCAACCTGCGCAACGTCAATGATTTCGCGGCCATTTGTGAGAATTGCTTTCATGGGTGTGTGTCCTTTAATATAACATTATCCTCCGCAGGGAGAATTTTTATTCTTCCCATTGCGTCCCATAATTCAATCATAGCGCTCGTCATTTTGCAAAGTTCGTTTGTTCTATTAAACTCTGCAATCTGAATTGATTTCTCATGAAGAAGTTTCATTTGCTTTTTTAGCAGTTCATATGATTCCATTTCTCTGCCCTTTCTAAGATGCTCTCTTGACTGCTTGCGTTACCTTGCCTGCTGTGCTCCTGCCATAACCATACACCTGCACCCTGTCGCTGTAATAAGGCAATCCGGCCTTTTGGCTGTAGGCTTTCAGCGTGGCCGTCTTTTCCTTCACGCGATTTGCGGCTTTCGTAAACGCTTCCTTGTCCCCTGCCGCATCGTAACACGCCGCCTCGCGCTTCGCTGACTTGACCTGTCTTTCAAGGTATCGCTGCTGCTGCTGCTGTTGGTAGTTTTCCGCAACGTCCGGCTGCGGCTTGTCGTGCTGCTTGCTCAATCCCGGTATAAACGGGTCAGGCGGTGAGTGGTGACAGTTAATCCCAAATAGTCCGTCAGGCTTTCCGTAAGTCGTGCTGCTCATGGGGATATATGCTATGCGGTTGCCGCTCCTGTCCTCGGTTGTACCGCTTGCATTGCTTCGGCTAAGTACCTTGCCTTGATATGGTGCGCATCCCGGCCTTGCAGAGGCATTCACAGGGACGATCACAAGGTCAAGTCCGCTTTCGTCGCATTGCTGGAATACCGCTTCACGGGCGACATTCCCGGATGTCGTGCGGATGTCCATGTTGACATACGCTTCTGGTGTCCACGATCTCCCTGTCTTGTCTACAAAGCCAATGATCCCATCCTGCGCCATCTGCTTGACGGCGCTCCGTACCGCCGCTTGTCGGCTCGTTATCCCGGTGATAACCTCTCCTGTTGATGTATTCAACACACCTTGCGCGATATCCTTCAATACGTCCTGACTTGATGCCACGCTTGATATGATCTTCCTTGCGACGTTCTGCGAGCTAGTAAGCATGACCGTGTTCACAAGGTTGGTCTGAATGGTAGCTTGTTTCGAGTAATAGTTCAACGTATCGCGCATTGCCCTTGACAGTCCTACAGGTCTTTCGGTTGCAAGGCCGCGCTTCACTGCCTCCAGCAACGCCTTGTCGTTCTTTGCCAGAGCGTCCAGCATCGCGTTTTCCAGCGCTATGCTCGTCATGCCGGAGGTATCGCCTATCATCTGCGCGATGATTGCGGCGTTCTCGCGGGTCAGTTGGCCGAGTTCGGCGAGTTTCATTGCTTCCCATTCAAAGGTCGGCGTATTGCCCAACGCGTTCACATTGAAATGCCGGGCAATGTTCTGCAAAAGAACCTCTGTGCAATCAGCGTACACCTTCGTAATGGGTGCGGAGTAGTCCTTAAGCATTCTCGCCACCATCGATAAGAGCGTTTACATCGGGAAGTTCGACCATTTTTTCAGATGCTATTTGCTCCATCTTTTTCCTAGCTGTTGCTTCGTCGCAATGATCTATCTGCATTATAGCATCCAGTTTAGACCGTAGGCTGTTTCCAACAAGCTCAATGTTTCGTTTTATGATCGTTCCGGTGTCCTCGAATATAGCATCATCGAACTCCACGGACACATCAACGTCTGGACTTCCGCCGTTCAGCAGGGATAACGCCTGTACCATTCCGACTAAGGCACGTTCCAACGGCTTTTCGTGACGCTTGATGCTCTGGTACAGATCGTCGTCCTCGCTGATGATCTCCGTGGCGGTTTTTGCTGGACTCATTGAGCTGTCGAATTTATACCTCCCGACACCGAGGCCGCAGCGCTTCGACAGCAAATCGATCATACGCTGCAAACCTTTTTCATGCTCCTCGGCGCGGAGCGTCATGTCTACTGCCGTCAGCTTATCCTTAGCATCGTCCGGCACTTGGTAAACGTTGTAAATCAGGTCATTGGGGTCGAATACCTGCTTGTATTTCCCATCGTCATTCAGGAACATCTGCGCAAAGCCCATCGGCACCATTAGGCGCTTTTTGCCAAGCTGGAACTCATTCACATAGCTGTCATAAATCAAGTCACAGGCTTTCAGCTGGTCGATTGCGCCGCCGTATACGCTCATCCCCATTGGGCTTTCCGGGTCTGCGCTGTTGACGGTGTTCGGGCGTATGATCTGGAACATAGGGATGTCGAAAGGCCCGCTTTCCGGCTCCGTGTCGCCCTGCGGCGGCAGTTCTTCCCCGGTATCCTTGATCCACGCGTTCCTGATCCAGTATTTCCCTTCGCGCTTTTCGTGGATTTGGATGTAGTATCCCTTTTGTTTCTTGTCAAATACTCGCGCAGACGCAAACGCACATTCCGTGATGTTATCGCTGTCCCAATTCAGCGGGTAAATCTGGTCGCCGCGTATGTAGTCGATGATTATGTTTTCATCCGCATCCTTGAACTCAACAAATGCCCCTGTGCCAAGCCCCATTGTCCATTCGATCAGGCGGTTTGCGCGTTCATAGAAGCGGTTATCCTGCAAAATATCCGGCAATGCAGTAAATGACTTTGCGTTGATCTGCGTCCGCTCATTCAGGAGCAGCGTGGCGAAATCTTCGCATACAGTCTTTGCCATGCCGAGAGAATAGCGCTTTAGGGTTCTTTGTATATTATTGGCCGAAATCTTGTAATCGTGGAACTCTTTACAATAGCCAACGAACCACTCTTTATAAGTGGCTATCTTTGACCGATATTCCTTGTCAATCGTATTGTACTTTTTTTTGTCCAGGTATTGCGCTACTGCGTCAAGATTTGTCGCCATCAGGCAATCCCTCCAGCATAGGTCATGGCCTCCATGAATGGTTCATATGAATATTCCATAGCGTCAAGGCTGTCTATGTTTGTTGTCCCATCGTCCAGCCGCACATCTTCAAGTTTCTTATCGTCCCACACGGCGGAGGCCAGCGCGTCCCTTGTGTTCTTGCACTTCCTGTCGATATGATAGCGTCCTGCTGACATCATCATGCACAGAAAGCGTATTCTGCCGTTGATCTCGCTCTTTTTGGCCTTTGCTACCTCAATGGGTATTTTAGCACGAACCACAGCAGAACGCAAGCCTTGTATGAGCGTGGGCTCTGCGTTGTCGCAATATGCTATCCGCGTCCCGTATTTCTTCACACACATGCTTGCAAATTCCACAAACGCATCCTCAAGCTTCTTAGGCGTGACCTCGCCCTTGTAATACCATTCCGCAAGCGTAGCAAGCGATTTAAGCCCCTTCTCAAATCCGGTACACTCGAAAGCATGGCCTGACTTGTTCCCTCCGAAGTCCACACCGATTGTAGATGTTGCCAAAGGGTGTTCCTTTATCCATCCGTCAGCGTCGATCAGGAAAGGCTCTTGGTTGTCTGCAAATATGCGATAAATTACGCCCTCCGCGACGGCACGTTCTCCTAAAATATCACGGCGATACCAAACCGATTCAGGATCGTAGCGCCCGGCTATCTCTAACCTGCGTTCCTCGTTGATCGTTGCATTGTCGAATATATTGAAATGCTCGTAAACATAATTTGGATTGTTTTTGTATTTGTCTATATACCATTCGTAAATATTATGGCTTGGAGCGCATGGATTCAAATCCCACAACGTGTATGGTTGCTTTGCTGCCGTTTGCCGCCCCGATGCTACTTTGATAAAGCTGATCCGGCTGTCCGGGCTATCAAAATGCTCATTGATTTCAGTTGCTATCCATAACCCGTATGAGTTGCCCAGTATTTTTTTATAGCTGTCTGCCTTTGACCCTCCGGCGAATATAATTATCTTTTCGCCTGTCTGCGTCCGCACAAACAGCACTTCGTTTTCACGGTATTTGCCCCACTTACAACGCCCACGGAACAGATTTTCAAGGCCAAATCCATTGCATACGCCTATATTCAGCTTTGCGTTCCCCATTGTCGGCCCGGATGCAAGGTGAAACTTGTCTGGAGACAATTCAAGATACCTTGCTGCCAGTATGCAGTGATCTATCGTTTTCCCACTTCTGATCGCGCCCTCTGCTACGGCCATTCTCGCTTTCCCGGCGGCTTCGACGTAATCTTTGTGCTTTTGCGAAAACTCCCCATAGGGGATTGTTGCTGTTTTTGTCATTTCAATAACTCCGCAAGTGGTGTAAGGTCTTCTATGTCTGTATCTCCGTTACTCGCCGTCGCGTCTCCCCTGCGCCATTTTTCAGGAGCCATATTGCAAAGTACAAAT